GTAGGCGCACAGGAAAAGAAAGCGGATTCTCTCCTCGCATGAAACTGACATATGCGTTTGCCGCTGCCCCCAATAATTCCTCCCCCTTTTTTGTAAAGGCACCATTTATAGGATGAAACACATCCCTTTCGGAGAGTGTTACTTTCTTATCATTCATCAATAAGAGATTCAATAAAAATATTATTTCCTTATACGAATTATACATGGGTGTTCCTGACATGAGAAGAAGCTTCATCCCTTCCGCGGCATTCAGGACTTTTATAAGACTAGGTGTCAGTCTTTTACCAGCCTGTGTCTCGGATAATTCCATGTCGCCTCCTGGGTTGTCCGCGTCGTCCTCCACAGATTCGGCAGGATTATCCCTAAGATTGTGCGCTTCATCTATAATCACCATCCGCCCACTAAATTCACGCCGAAGAATACGGTCGCGCTGACGAGCCGCTGTTTCATCATCTAGACCTTTTGGAATTCCTTTTAATAGATCGTCAATCATGCGGTGAAACTGGATATACCCCATAAACATATATCGGGAATTGATAGACTGTGATATACGGCGACTGATTGCCTCACGATCTCGGTCAAGCTCTGTGCCCGTGCGTTTTAAATATGTGTTCCCAGTGCACCCTTTTGCTATGTTAGGCGTGAAATCATCCTCTAGTATCTTTAACGCCTCGTCATCAAAAATAGTGCGACGAAACCCGGGCTGGATATTTCTGGGGGCCACTATAAGTACCTGTCTGCGAGGATATGTCTGTAAATAATTTTCCGCCACGGTAATGGCGGCACATGTTTTACCAACACCTACCCCATGAAAAAGAAGCGCCGATTGATATGGACATTGGGGCGAAAGAAATCGCCCTATAAAGCGCTGGACAGGCGTCAGCTCAAACTCCTTTTCAGGATCGCACGGATTCACACCATCCCGCTGCTGTTCGGCAATACTATCCTGCTTATTCTCGGCAAACTCCTGTTTTTGCATCAACTTCTCTGTAAAGCGAGGGTCCTCCGTATCAGGATAGAGTCCCGCTTCTGCCTCCCATATATCCATTGCATTCATGACTCTCGGATATAAGCCTCGCGCCCCAATGCTTTCCATGAGCTCGTCGCGCTTATCCAATGGAAGTGTTTCCCATTCTTTAAGAATATCTTCGTCTGCCATCTATCTTACACAGATGTTTTCATACTTGGATCTACTACCGCGAGAGGGCAGTATTTCTGTAAAATCTGATGAATCCGGAGCAATAGTTGTCGCTTTTCTACATTTTCGGGCCTTATATGCTGTATGGCGTCATCTAGTGAAAACCATTTGACTTGTCCAACTTCCCGTGTAATATGCTCATTCGTTAATGCAGCCTTTTCTATTGTTTCCTCCCCAACCCCTGATGGCGCATAAGCAATGTAATATTTGTGGCAATACTGAACACCATTTGTCCCATAAAAGGTTTCGCGAATAGGATCCATATTACGTATAGGATATATATCCTTTTCATATATATTCGTCTCCTCCCATAATTCTCGCATCGCACATGCATATTCAGATTCTCCTATATCTCTTCGCCCTTTCGGAAATCCCCATTCCGTGCTAGTCCACGGAGTCTTACATTCTTCTATAAATTCTTTCAATGTCTGTGTGATAGCCTCAAACTTCTGCTTTGCCTGTTCTTTCTCATTTTTATATGCGTGAGATCCCTCTATAGGAGGTCCCCAGAGCCCTTCCCATAATTCATCAAACGACAGTGACGTGAGTTTCCTATGCTCCTCAGTCGTCATACTTACAATAAGCTGTTTAATATATTCCCTATCTATGATACGATACTTGCCACGCATTAATTCTATAAAAGCGATGGTATCACGCCGTTGAATAAGTAGATATTCTATATTTGATACAACATGTTCAAGGCCCGTCGTGGATCCTGCGACCAGCTCCTCCGCCTGATTCCACGGGCCTTTTATACGGAATACAATTACACCATAACTTATGATGGGTTGTGGGCATTGTTTCGATTGATGCCCCGTCTGCGAACAATTTGTACATAACATGGTGGTTGGTGAAAATATCTTATATTGCTTCATGGTGCTAGACCTACCTAAATATCGTAGTTCCCCGCGTTTAAGCATAGTAGAGGGTTTGTCCGAACCTATAGTAGAGATGCGATTTCCTCCTACGGTATGGGGTCCAATGTTCTGGCATGTTCTACATGTAGTCGCCTTATCCTATCCTAGCAATCCAACATATGCGCAAAAGCGTGCAGCAAAAGAGTTCTACGAGAGTATGGCCGAGTTAATTCCTTGTCCTATATGTCGAGAGCACTATAAACAACACATACAGAAGTTGCCGCTGTCTCCTCATTTGGATAGGCGAGATGACCTTTTTCGATGGACGGTAGAAGTCCATAATGAAGTAAATAAGCTCTTAGGGAAGCCGATGGTGACAGAGGCCGAATCAATCAAGTATTATTTGAGGCTCGGAGCACGCGATCGCTCCCCCTTTATAACAACCGTTGATTTGGAAGAGATTGATGCGCGATCCATGATGAAAGGCGCTATTCTTGGCGCCACACTCGTAGGCATTGCAGGAGGGCTTTTGTGGTGGAGCACATCGGGCGAAAAGTCTAGTCTATAAGTAAAATGGTGGCACACTCTAAACGTGGTATAAGCCGAAAAGTAGAGACTAAAAAAACATACAAGCCAGAAATATACGAAGGACTTCAAATCCAAAATGGAGCTGCAAACAACGTCAAATTAAGCGTTCGCGAAATAGTTGTGCAGCCGAAAATGACAAATGATGAAATCAAGGCGCGAGAGGGCACATATTTCACAGATAAAGAAGCTGATGAAATTTTCGACGAAGATGTAGATGTATACGGAAAAGATGAATCTACGGGCGAGAAAAAACTTCTTGCCCGTTTTCGCAAACACGTTCTCCCCAATGATTTGGTGAAGATTGGTTGGGAGGCATATTACCAGACGGCAGCGGCTTCACGAAATCGCGGGGCCGCCGCGGGGCCCATTCAAGAAAAGTCCAATTATTGGAAAAAACGTAAACCAGTTGAAATCAATAAGTGGTCTGCGCGCTATGAGCAAAATGGTAAACTTTCAAAAATGCGAGTGAATAATAATGTCTTCAGTTCCGTATTGGGTTATTTCGAACAAACGCCATTTATGGGTCTTCCATGTCGCCTCACATCCTATACACAGAAATATTTCGAACAGTATAGACACGGCATTCCTTTTATTCAGGCAATTAATAATGTATTTAAAAGCCTCATTCCGGATAAGTATGCCAAACAGCTGGCCGCTGCTTCCGAGAAGCCAGCATATCGTGTGGCAAATACTGCCTTCTCTTCCATTACAATCAATCGGAATTTTCGCACAGCCCTCCACATGGACGACGGGGATTTCAAAGAAGGTTACGGAAATCTTTCCGTCATAGAACGGGGTCAATATTCGGGCGGCGCTACCATATTTCCCCGATACAAGATTGGATTTAATGTTCGGACGGGGGATTTTTTAGCCATGGATGTACATGAATGGCACTGTAATACAGAAATGTATGAGACGGATGCGCAGAATAGATATAACAAAGCTCTTCCTAAAATTCACCACGATTCTGTGGATACTGGGACCATGGGAGGCGAGAAACCTTTTACGCGTATATCTTTTGTCTGTTACCTCCGTGAAAAACTGCGTGGGTGTAAAGTAAAAGATACACATGCCTACTACAAACGCATTTCGTTTCATCCTGAACACGGTGATATGAAAAAACGCAGTTCTACACGAAAGAAGAGCTGAATGTTTTCCCTAGGTTTGATAGTAAGAACCCAATGCCTTGGGATAATCCATGGAAAAAAATAAATGATTCGAGCCCTTCTTTATTATCAAATTTTTTCGGTAGATCTCCTATTCAGCCAAATGAAAGAGGAGGGTCTACGATATATGGTAAAGACTATAGTTATCCTAGTTGGGTAATAAGTGACGCAGGTAAAACGATTCTACCATATGTATTCTATATATCCCTTTTTATTTTCATCTTATTTTTAATACTAGTATTCATACATTTCACAGTGTATCCTATTTTTTCCTTTTCACCGAATGATAATGGATTTATTCCGATCCCAACAGCTTCCGACAGGCAAATAGCATTTACGAAGAGTCCAGCGGCTGCCGACTTGTCTGCTAATTTTATAAATGTTCCCGTATCTTCCTATACTATTGGAATGGATCTATATTTTACAGGTGTTTTTGAACCATCCAATACGCCCCTTGTATTACTTTATAGAAGTAATGACATACAGACTCCCCCAACAGATTCGAAATCTCTTATTACCACCTATAGTAAGACGAATTTGATAGTATGGCTAGACTCTTTTAAAAATGATTTAAAAGTGAGTGGCATTCAAAGAGACTCCAATCTACAAACAAGCGTTATTGAAAATGTTCCTATCAAAAAAGTCTTTCGTGTGACCGTTGTGTTTGCAGATACATTCCTAGAAGTATATATAAATGGAAAGTTGGAATCCACACAACCGTTTCAGAATCTCAAGCCTGTAGCTGATACATACAGATTCTATACTGGGAGAACAACCTCGAGTGTTCAAATGTCAAATCTCACATTTTGGCCCAGAATTTTGTCTGCCCGCGAAGTTCAGGCATGGGGTTCTCCAATGAGTAAAGAGTCATTCTATATATCTAAGTAGATGGATCCTAGGGCCTTGCTATTTATAGTAGTATTTCTAGTAACTGTAGCAGGTGTATTGTATTATTTTAGCATGGGATATACACCCAAAATCATTGCGACAGCAAATGGACCTTTTCCTTTAGATTCGTCTGAAATTATATCGTCTATGGATACAAAAAAATTCTATACAGAAGGGGAAGGTAGTTTTTCTGCATTTATACAGATTGAATCGGTGAATCGCACAGGTTCATATACAGCTTGTGGCACAGAACCAGGAAAGATTTCTTGCACAGACGGAATATTTGTCCCATGCAAATGCGAGAGTGCAAGTGATTGTACGAAATGCACCCATTCAGGATATAGTACCCTTTTCAATATATCGGATGTAGCAAAACTAGAAATACTAATGGCCCCGGATGCGAGTCGCCAAGGTATGGCAATGACACAGCTTGTTGTTAAAACCAATACAAACGGAGTGGGGACATCCACGATACCGACGTTATATATAGAAACATTCAGGCTTCCACCTATTCCTTTACAGAAATGGAGCATGGTTACTGTGGCACGCGAAGGACGCCGTTTTGATGTGTATTATAATGATTCAATTGTTCTATCTCAAAAGACAATGTATATGCCCATATCGGACTCATCTTATACGAATCTGAAGGGTGTTACTTCCGGGTCGAGTTCATTAAAAGGCCAACTGGCATTGGTAAATCTTTACAGCTATCGCCTGAACAGCTTGGATGTAAGCGGAAAATATAGAGAATATGCAGACACGCGAGGACATCCGCGTATTTCGCAAAATCTAACGGGAACTTTTTCCGTGAATTTGTGTCCATCCGGTGGCTGTTTTGATATGCCCGTCATTAAACCCGCATCGCCGCTGTATGAATGGACTTCATCTTATAGCTAGAGCACATATTGGCAAGTATGCACCTGTGAAGCACTCCCCTAGGGGGCGCTTCACTTTGGCACTTACCGCTATGCATGTCTTAAATTTGGCATATAACTATAGAAGTATGGATCGCAATTCTCCAAGTAACAATACATGGTTTGGAATCATGACTGTTGTGTTTGTTCTCCTTGGATTAGTATTTATTTTTTATCTCTACAAATATTTGTATAGTTCATCCAATAATAAGAGCACTATCTTGGTTTCAGGGAAGCAAGCAGCAGATTCATCTCCTACAAATCTCCCGACAATCCCTGCCCCCTACGAGGGTGGAGAATATTCCGTGAATACATGGGTCTATATAAGCAGTTTCAATAAAAATATGAATAAACGGAAACACATATTTGAGCTCCAAGGTAACATATTCTCAACACTTCTTATTGGCCTCGGAGCATTTAATAATACTCTCATAGTTCGGACGCATACAAAGTTGACAGAAGGATTTTTGAATTGGAATTCCAATAGAAATGGATCCTCAGGATCCACATCGCCTGCAAATGCCCAAGATACAATTGGCAATCTTTCGGCTGCATCTCTAAATACTATGTTTGCCAACCTAGCTATGAATGATTCTTTACTGGATACTCCCCCCATTTGCGATCTTCCCGAAATTGATCTCCAGCGCTGGACAATGATTACGGTTGTTCTCACAGGCCGCACGATTGATGTATACCTAGATGGAAAACTCAGCAGATCATGTGTGGCGCCATCCTATTACAAAGTAGATCCTACGGGTGTAAAGCCAATTATGACATCCCGCGGCGGATTTGACGGATACACGGGCACCACTTCGGTTGCAAATTATGCCATGAATCCGGATGAGATTTATAGGACATATCTGTCAGGGCCAGAACCCTCTCCCATGGATATTCTGAACTGGTTTCTCTCTCTTTTCAAAGGTTCCTCTTAACTAGAGAATGCCCTATCCATATGATACATCAACATCTTCGGGGGCACCCGGTCAAATTCTAGTGGGTGTAATCACAATAGTCGTTCTTGTATTAGTTGCCTTTTCAATCGAGATGTTATACGTAATAACTATGAATTCGCGCAACCGATTTCAAACACTCCTGGATTACACCGCACATGCGAGCGAAGCTAGTATTGTAATACATCAGGATGAATCTAAATATACAGACGCGAAACCAATTAGTATATCCGTGAATGAACGAACAGGTATTGAATTCGCATATTCCGCCTACTTGTTTATAGAACCATCCACATTCACGGGCACGGATGTATATAAACACGTGTTTCATAAAGGATTTGCGAATCCCTGGCCTCTTATGGGGCCTGGTGTATTTGTAAATGGCGTCACAAATACATTGCGCGTGATCATGAACACATATCGCAATCCATTCACATACGCGGATGTATTGAATGTTCCGGTAAATAAATGGTTTCATCTCGTCTTGAATTGCTACAAAAAAGGCCTCGATATTTTCATAAACGGAAATCTGGCAAACCGCATTTCATTTCATGATACAATACCCTATCAAAATTACCAAGATATTGTTATATTTTCAAATATAAAAAATAATACATTGAATGGGAGCACTATACCTGCCCTCGATACACAAGATTTTCATATTGAAGGATCTATGGATGGTCTTATATCCAATCTCATATATGCCCGGTATGCGCTTTCTATGAATGAAATTCAGAACTTGCTGACAGCTGGCCCTTCTTCCAAAATACAGCAGAAGATATACGATAAACCCCCCTATTTGGGAGATGACTGGTGGACACATAGTTCTTCATAATGCCGTGTGTGTAACTAACTTCACAAAACAGGGCACTCGCCAATAAAAGGCCTAAGCATAATCTCTTCTATTCCAGTAAGGATTCAGAAGAGACTATGACAGGTGGGGGATTATTAGCACTCGTCGCATACGGCGCCCAAAATGTTCTTTTGAGTGGAAATCCGCAGATGACATATTTCTACAAGGCGTTCAAACGCTACTCGCACTTTGCAATGGAAAGTATCACTATCCCACTTACAGGGCCCAATGAGCTTTCATTTGATCAACCCATACAACTCCGGGCGAAAATTCCTCGGTATGGAGATCTTTTATCCGACATGGTATTTACATTTACCATCCCTGATATATACAGTAAATATATAACCCCGACCACTCCTGGTCGTAATTCTCAATGGGAATTTGAGTGGGTCCGTTATCTTGGTGCCGCAATCATTCAAAATGCGGCGATATCCGTGGGTGGTCAGAAAATCCAGGAGTTTGATGGTGCGTATCTTCTCAGTCGTGCGCTACTGGACATTGACCAAGATACCTTTCTAAAATGGAAATATCTTGTGGGAGATACTCCCGAACTTACGGAACCAGCTCTGGGGGCATATGCCGGTGGAACGAATCATACTGGCTATCCCACTGTGATTCCAGATACGAGTCGCACACAGCAAATAAATCGCCCCTCCATTTTTGGCCGTAATATTCATGTCCCTTTATCGTTCTGGTTTACGGAAGCTCCTTCGCAGGCCCTCCCCTTGATAGGACTTCAATATCAAGAATGCGAGATACAATTGACTCTCAATCCCATCTCACAACTCTATACGGTGCTGGATGCATCCGGATATCGTGTAGGCCCGGGCTTTACGATGAATGCCACTAACGATCAAATATCTCATAATAATCCGAATTATTCCGCAAATATGAATCCTGACGCGCAGATACGCAACTTTTTCACGGATATTGGATATTCCACGCCAGCTCTCAATGGCTGGTTTATAAATCCAATCTTACAGGGCACATTCATATATTTACCAAAAGAGGAACAGCAGATTTTTGCCAGTAGGCCTCTCACATATATGATCCCACAAGTTGTGATATATCCATTCCCCGGCCAATACACACGCCAAGTTCTCGATCTTCAGACACATAATCCAATCATGCGGCTGATTTTCATTCAACGTCGTTCCGACGCAGAGCAGCGGAATGATTTTGCGAATTTCACAAACTGGTATACATATCCGTTCGCCCCCTTTCTGCCTACTCCGAATGCGATCAACTTTCAAAAACAGAGTTCTACGTCAGGTATTTTAATGGCGAATACGCAACAAGATATAATTAGGAGTCTGCGAGTATTATGTAACGGGAATGAGATTCAGGAACAAAAGCCCATAGATTTCTTTACGCGCTTCTCTACCTATAGATATACGAGAGGAATTGGCCAGGATGGATTGCCCATATATTCGTTTCAGTTAGGGCAATCGCCTACACAAGCATCGGGCTCCATCAATGCCAGTCGCATACGAAATTTTCAAATAGATATGGATGTGTATCCTCTTCCTACCGATACAAATTACACATATGATATAACCGTCTACGTTGAAAATATCAATTGGTTTGAAGTTGTATCGGGTATGGGTGGGCTCAAGTATGCACTCTAAGGCAATTCTTTCGGCCAATTCACTTGAATATGCGGTTCCAAAAGAGCTCGTGCCCCCTTCAACACTTTTGCCGTGTTTGGAGAGGCAGTCAGGAGATCCGCGAGTTCCTTTTCATCTGCGACAATATAGCAATTCTTCTTATCGACGAAATCAGTTGTAAAGTGTTCCACCCAGCGCCTATTTATAACAAGAGCACACTTGTTATATATAGCCTCTAGGAATGTATATTGCGATCCCCCTCCGTCATGTTTAATCACGCTCATATCAACTACAAATTTGGCATCCTTCAGAATATTGGAAAGCTCTTCAAAACTTTTCTCAAATTGGCCTTTATAATATTTCTGAAACCCCATATCTTTTAACTTAAAGAATACATATTGGCGATTGATTGCCCCATATATATCTATTGGGTCATCCAACATTTTATTAGCCTTTATAATAATATCCGTGTGTTTATCAAAATCCACGCGAGATATACTTACGGCCCTATCAGGATAGGGGCTTTTTTTGAAAGGATATTCATAAAATGGATGAAGTATGAATTTACTTTTCACCCCAAGAGTATCTTTCAGGAATTGTTTTACGGATTCGCGAATGGTAATAATTTTGAAACGACTAAGATTCCTGAGCACGGGCTCCTTTCCCTTTCCAGATACTTCGGTGGGGTCATGTATGACGAGATAGCTCCCCGAAGGAATAGTGTCAAGATATTCATAATAGGATTTGTCAATGGCAGTTATAAGAATTTTGCCAGAAGGCAAATCGTCTATTGCGCGATTTTGATAGCCGGCTCCATATCCATAGTCTCGTTGTTTAGATTCTGTCTTGGATCCGATTTTAAAGAGAGGAAAATTGTATTTTAGCGATAAGTGGGCGGTAAAAGATACCCAACCCCCATATACGGGCCGCGCCATGTAAAATAAATTGGGCATTCGGACCGCTTCTAAAGAACGGGCATGAAAAAGAGTCCCGGGATTTACTCACTATGGTATAGTATGGCAAGCTTCTTATCAACTCTTGGAATTACAAATACGGCGGCACCCGATCCATCGACATATACAAACATTAAAGCTGAAAATGCAAATCTGGCAGAAGCGAAGACTGAGTTGAATAGCATACTAAGTAATATTAGTATCGCAACAAATGCCGCCCAACTCGCAGGACTTCCTCCTAGTTATACGGAATCTCTTACAGCACTATCGAATGAGGCCACGAGTGCCGCAAATTCAAATATGACCTCGGCGCAAATCGCAGCTAAAAATACGGAAATTGCTGCAAAAATTGCCGAATTGAAAGAACAGCAAAAAGTCGCTGTTCAGCAACAAAAGATTGATGAGATGGATGTGGCTGTTAAAATGATCACAGATCGCGTCATTGTAATACGCGGAGATAAAACGACTCCAGAGCTTTTAGAAAAATATGAAACTCTTCTTACAAATGTAAATGCGGCATTTGAGGCGGTAAAAGTGCCGCCGACGGAAACGCCAGTAACAGTGCCGCCGACGGAAACGCCAGTAACAATGCCGCCAGTCTATTTAACACCAGCGCAATACTTGGATGAACTCGATTCTCTTGACACATTAAAAGATGCCGAAGAAAAGAAGGATTTTAATTGGTCTCGTCTAGCGAAACAAATATTAGGCTGGACAATGTATTTTATAATGATTATAAGTGTAATTCTGGGTTTTTTGTTTGGTGGAATTATTATGTCAAATACATTTGCGGAAGATGCATTCTGGGCCATCAAGATATATTATTTTATATATGGGGCTGCCTTATTTCCTATATCTATATCTATGGGTGCTATTTCACCTCCTTATTGGGTATCGACTATCATTCCGTTATTTATATCGAAGAATATTCCTGCTGCTGCTACTGCTACTGCTGCTCCTATACGTGTTCTTGCCCCAGTTGCTCCTACCAAAGCTATTCCTAATGTTCCTCGCATGCCTGGGATTCCTGCCGTTTCGGATCTTCCTACGCTTCCTTCTCTTGGTATTAAGATTCCTTCTGTATCTTCTGTTCCAGCCTTTCCTTCTGTTCCAGTTATAGATCCTAAAAAGAGTATATTATCTGCACTCACAAAACTTCCAGGCCTGCCTCAATATGGAGGAGCTACAGAAACAGGAGGTCTATTCTCATATCAACTTGTAGATCCAAAACATCCCACCGAATCCCAGAAGTTGTGGAAGAATATCTTACGCGGAATAAGTATTAGCGAACTTATATTATTATTGAGTGTGAGTGTATATTATAGATTAGATAAGATACTTTTCACAAATATTAAAAATATAATTAATAAGATTAAAAAGTAGCCTTAACGATTCAAACTATCTATACTTAGAATGCCTCCACCGACCGCAAAATCACCACAAGAAGTAATAAATTTTCCGTTTGTTTCGGTTATTACTCCAACATATAACCGAAGAAAATTCATTCCGCAGCTAATACAAATGTATAAGGCTCAGAAGTATCCTTTACATCGCATGGAGTGGATTATTCTAGATGATGGCTCCGATCCTATTGGAGACCTGTTGACGGATACCCATATTCCCAATTTAACGTATTTGTATGATCCTGAGAAAAAGACAATCGGAGCGAAGCGGAATCGTCTAAATCGTGAATCGTGTGGTGACATTATTATCGCCATGGATGATGATGATTATTATCCTCCAGAAAGAGTGCCCACCGTTGTTCTAGCTTTTAAACGAAACCCAACTGTCCAACTCGCCGGCGCTTCTGAAATTTATATGTATTATTCAGACATTGAGGTAATTTATAAACTGGGTCCATATAATACAAAACACGCTACAAATGGGACGATGGCGTGGCGACGCTCCTATGCCAATTCACATATATATGATGAAAATGTGACTCATGCCGAAGAGCGTTCATTTCTTGATGATTATGTTAATCCTATGATACAATTGGACCCTTTTAAAGTTATGCTTGTAATGAGTCATTCAGAAAATACGTTTGATAAGAAAAAAATGCGGGATATTGTAAGTCCATTCGTAAATAAAACGAGTATGAAACTGAAAGATTTTATAAAAGATGGAAAACTCCGCGCATTTTTCAAAGCGGCTTAATGGGAAGAAACAGCCTTAAGAATAGATTCTACATGAATACAGATATGACAAACTATACTACGCTACAAAATAGAAAAATTTTTTCAACAATGTCGGATGTCTATAAGAATTCCCTCACAATGGATTCGCCGCGTGTGGATGTGCCAATAGATTCCTTAAAAGTGAATCTTCGCTCGCATCAACAAGCGGTGTTAGCTGCGATGGAATATAAGGAGCGTGAACTCTTGACTGGATTGGATTGCTCAGGAGAATTCTTGTATTCGTCGTATGGAATTCTAGGCGATTCCGTGGGTGTTGGAAAATCTCTGATGGTAATGGGTCATATTGCGCGATTAAAAACAATTGCGCCCTTAGAAAGTTCGTTTAGCATGGGGCGAAATAGCACGGATAAAATGTTCAGTCTTAAAGAGAATTTTTTCACAGATATAAGCGAAGCAAACTGCTTAATTATAGTTCCGCATACTCTCTATAGGCAATGGGCAGACTATATTAAGAAACAGACGAATTTGAAGGGGCTTCTATTAGATAAGAAAAATTCCTTGAAAACGGATACATTTACACAGGATGTGATGACATCGGACGTGGTTCTTGTTAGTAATACTCTATATAAAGAATTTAGTATATGGCAGAGGGACAATGATATACGATGGAAGCGCGTATTTATTGACGAGGCAGACACTATTCATATTGTGAATGGATATCCAAAACCAGAGGCCCGTTTTACGTGGTTCATAACAGCTTCTTGGATGAATATTCTTTTTTCAAATGAGACGTTATATATACATAAAACGAGTCTTCTTGCGAATGTATTTACAGAAGGTGCCCCGTTTTCGTATTTGAAACCGCATTTTGACGAGATTTTCCGAACTACGCGCCCATACGATTACATTCGATATAATATGACATCTTATAATTTTTTCAAGGATCTTGTGAATCATGATCATATATTACGTGGGAATCTTGTCATTCGGTGCAGCGATACATGTATTGAGGAATCTATTTCATTGCCACCTCTTACGAGAACAAATATTCTATGTAGGATTCCTATTACGCAGCGTATTGTTTCGCAAGCCATTCCTGCCGATATACAGCAGCTTCTTCATGGGGGAGATGTAACAGGGGCGATTCAAGCTCTGGGGGTCAAAGCGGAAGACACTACAAGCCTCATTGATGCCGTCACAAAGAATATACATAAAGAGTTGACGCGTTTGAAAGCCACCTATGAATTCAAGGCGGGCCTTGAGTATTCTAGTCATCAGGCAAAAGAAACAGCGCTGAGTTCTCTTGCGACGAAAATCAAAGAAAAAGAGGAGGCCATACAAACTATTCAAGAACGCATTGATGGATTTAAGGAGGAGATGTGCCCTATTTGCTATGATGATCCTGCGGAACCTATTATTACGCCATGTTGTTCGCGCATTTTTTGCGGAAAGTGTATACTTCTGTGCTATACACGAAACCCTACATGCGCATTATGCAGAACATCGTTTCAATTAAAAGATCTTACAAAGGTGGTGAGTCATAAGGAAGAGACTGCCATTGTGGATTCTGTCGAGGCAAATTCGGAAGACATCTTGGAGAAGAAACCTGAGACACTTATGCGATTATTTCGGGATAATCCCGAGGGTCGTTTTCTTGTGTTCAGTCGCTACGATAATCCTTTTACAGCCATAGAGTCTGCGATTGAGGGTGTGGGCGTGAATGTGAAACAGCTAAAAGGTAATAAGGACGCTATTGCCTCTACATTGCGCGCATTTCAGAATGGTGATATTCGTTGTTTGTTATTGAATTCGCATTATGCAGGGTCCGGATTGAATATAACAGCAGCGACACATGTGGTTCTTCTCCACGCGATGACACATGAGGAGGAGAAACAGATTTTGGGACGGGCCTATAGAATGGGACGCACAGGCCCGCTACAATTTATACGCCTATTACATTCGGATGAGATGCCAACCACGAATTAGGGTTTCGTAGTACTTTTCGGTGTAATAGAATTAAATAATTAAACGGTATAGATATGCCTACCACACGTAACAATAAAAATTTAAACTTGGTACAAAAGTATTATAACTCAGTGAAGAATGCTAAACGTAGAACACGTCATACAGGAAAAGTGTCTCCGTTAAATCCATTATATGTTCGCCCTAATT